GTTCATGGCTTTACGAACTACCAAAAGACGAAAGCGTCCTAATCAAATCAACATACAAAGACAACCCGTTTTTGCCCGAATCGATTAAACGCCAAATCGAAGACCTCAAGCGAACTGACGAAGCGTTATATCAAATTTATGCGCTTGGTGAAAAGGCAATTAGCAAGACTAATATTTTCAACACTTGGGAGTTCATTCCTAAACGACCTGAACGGTTCACCAACTTTGTTTATGGGTTGGACTTCGGTTATAATCACCCGACGGCGTTAATACGTGTCTATTGGTACGACGGTGACATTTACATTGAACCCGTAATTTATGAAAGCTATTTAACAACAAGCGAATTAATTGAGCGCTTTAAACAACTAAACATTGAAGCGAACACGGACATATTAGCGGACTATTCAAGACCCGAAATAATTGCCGAAATGCAAAACGCTGGCTTTAACGTAAACAATGCAAACAAGAACGTCAAGAGTGGAATCAATGCCGTTAAGACTTTTAAGGTGTACTGTCAAGAGGACGACAACCTCAAAAAGGAATACAACAATTACAAATGGAAAAAAGTAGGAGACAATATAACGGACGAACCCGTTAAGCTTTACGACGATGCAATGGACGCCGTTAGGTATGCGGTAATGTACATTAAAGAAATGTATTACACCGATGACAGTTACTTGACCCTCTAAAACACGAACCTAAAAACTATATTATAAGATATGGCAATAACAACAATAAACGAACCGTTCGACCGAACACCTGCATACAACCCCATTAAGTTTTTGTACAACTCAACGAATAAGAACAACCTAGGGTTTAAATATATTTTTGACGTTTACGAAAGTGGCACGGCTAATAAAATAGCTGAGTACAGAGTTTTCCCACGTTTTGGTGATGGTTACGGTGAAATAGATTTAAGCAAGCTACTTCAAAACAAGGTAAGCTATGACTTCGACCAATCGTTAAGCGAAAGCGACCCAGCGACTAACTCATATTACAAATACGACTTGAAGATAGGCGAGGAGTTCGTAGTCACTTATTCGTACACCGCAAACTTAGTAAACAACGGTGGTAACGTTCAAATAACCCCAACGGCTGCGCATACGTTTGTTGTTGGCGACCAAATCGTTTTAAACGCAGGGGTTGCGAACGCACCCGTTAACGGACTTTGGACGGTTATCGCTGTGACTGGAACGACGAACTTTACAATTAATGCACTATTCTCGAATGTGGTTGACCCCACTGCAAACGGGTCGGTAAGCTATGCCGACAATAGAAAGACGGTAACACGTGACATCGTAACCACCTTAAACAAATATGTTTTTAACGGTGCGATAAGTTGGGAGCGTTTTCGTATTTACGATGAGACGCAATTCATATTACCCGACATTAACGCACGGCTATTGACCAACATGCCAAAGACTGGATTTAAGATAACTGAAACGCAGGATTTATGGGTGAACATCTTAAACAACTTTGACACTACGGGTTTTATGATATTCGGAAATTCAGACGGCGACATCTTCGCTAAAGCAATAACGGACAACGCTTTAATAACTCAAGTCGGAGTTGGTGCTAACAACCTTGGAACACTTACAACTTTAGTCGGGACTGCGCCATTGATTAAACCAACAACAACATATTACCAGTTCGTTTACGCTGATTCAAGCTATTCGGATAGTTCACTTATTTACACCGTTGACTTAGACAAGCGTTGTATTATTGAACCTTTCGAAATTGCTTTTCTTGATAGGTTGGGTTCGTTTGGTTCTTTTGCTTTTCAGTTGAGAGCATACGAACAGGGCAATGTTAATAAACAAACGTATAAACAAGACGTTACTGGATTTACTGATTCGGGAATGTGGACTTACGGAACGGACGAAAAGGGGACGCGAGTTATTAACCCAACCGTTACAAAGACGATTCAATTAAACACCAATTGGTTGACTATTGAAATGGACAATTACTTTCAGGAGTTAATGACATCACCCGAAACGTACATTAAAATTAACAATGTTTACTATGCGTGTGTAATTAACGAAACGACCTTTGAGGTGGCAAGACAAAAGAATAAGAACTTAATTAAGCGAAGCGTGTCAATAACGCTTTCAAACCAAGACGCAATAAATGGTTAGGATACAATTAGAAAACGGATACCTTGACGTAAAGGACGGAACGGCATTTCCTTTAAACTTTCAAGTTGGCGACATTCGTGACGTTTCAACACGTAAGGGGGCGTTTAGTAAAACGATAGTTCTTGAAGACACAAAGAACAACCACGACCTTTTAAACCACTATTACGACGTAAACATTGAAGCCGGAACTTTCGATATAAACACCATTACAAAATGTTCGGTTATTCAAAACGGAATCCCTGTAATGGAGGACGCAAGCCTTCAACTTATATCAGTTAAGAAGACACAAACCAACGACGCCTATGAACAAAGTGTAACTTACGAAGTTTTAGTTAAAGATAGCCAGTCGGATTTCTTTACTCAACTAGGGGCAAAGGAACTAACCGATTTAAACTTTAGTGACATGACCCATTTATACACTTCGTCGAATGTTGTTTCAAGTTGGTCGCATACGGTTACGGATGGCTATAAATACGTTTTACCTTATTCGGGTGATAACTTTTATCCACTCAAAGAAATGAAACCTGCGGTTTACGCAAAGGTTTATTTTGATAGGATATTCGAGGCGGCAGGATTTCAATATACTTGGAGTACTTTGAGCGCAGCTTATTTCGATAAATTGTTAATTCCTTACAATGGGGACGTTGAATTTTTAGACTTTACAGTGTACGCCGTCGAGGCTGACGAGCAAAGAAACATAACTTATAATACTACACCGCCGGGGCAATCAGTAAGCTTTACCGAAAAACTAGACAATTGGAACGAAACCCAAGACCCGTTTTTATTATTCGACCCATTGACGGGAACTTACACAAACACGCTTACCGTAGTTCAAGGCAGTTCAATCGACTTAACTTTTCAATGTTACTATGATATTGATTTAAACAACACTTCAGGGGCGACGGCTTACTTAAATGCAATCGGTGGGGGTGGTAACCCTTTAAGTTATTTTTATGCGCTTAGAATTCAAATATACGTGAACGGTGTTTTAAACACGGAGACAAATTTAGCTTCATTTATTTCAACTATTGACGCATTCAGAACAAGCGGAACAAACATACCAAACGGAATTACGAATTTAGGTTCGTTCAATAGATTAATCAACTTATCCGTTTCTAACTTAAACGTAGGGGACACGGTCGAAGTTTACGCAGGTGTTCAAGTTGAGACTTACGTCCCTCAGGGTTCAAATGGTTATTTAAGATGGCAAACAATAGGAGGGGTTAACACGGCTTTTGTTGAAACTGAAGTCAACAATTTAGATGTAACTATGAAAATAGTTCCGTCAAATAACAACCTTGCAACGGGTGCGGTAATTGACCCGACTTATTGGATACCTAAAAAAATTAAACAATCGGATTTTGTTAAGGCTATTTTTACCATGTACAATTTGTACACGGAGATTGACCCCGACAACCCGAATAAACTCATCTTGTCGCACCGTGACGATTATTACGACGCAGGACTTGAGAAAGACTGGACACTTAAACTAGCAAAAGACCAAGAGCAGGACTTAAAATTCTTACCCGAAATAACATCAAAGCGTTTAATACTAACTTACAAAGAAGACAAAGACCAACCCAATGTTAGTTACTTTGAAGCGACTAACGAAATTTACGGGCAAGTGGAATATGTTTTCGAAAATGAGTATGTTAAAAACGTGGACAAAAAAGAAATTCTATTTAGTCCAACACCGATGGCGAAAACTGTTTTCGATGCGGTTGTTCCATTGTTGGCAGGAGCTGCGCCAAAGACGAATATTAGAATTCTTTTCGACGGCGGAATGTTCCCTTGTAATCCGTTTAATATTTACGACTACGGAACAACGGGACAAATTGGTTTAACTAGCTATCCGTCAATAATACATTTCGACAATCCAGACGTTCCAACGTTTGACCTTAATTTTGGGGTTTGCGATTATTATTTTTACCAACAAAACATCTTAACAAACAACAACTTATTCAACCTTTATTGGAGGCGAACGATTGGACAAATTGACACAGGTAAAATGCTAACCGCTCAATTCGATTTGAGAGAAACCGACATTGCTACGTTAAAACTAAACGACAAAATTCGAATCGATAATTCATGGTGGAATATAAACAAAATTATTGATTACGATTGCAACAATCCAAAGTTAACTAAAGTTGAGTTGTTAAGTGTTGACTCAGAAATTGACTTCGCTAAATTCCAAACGGCTAAACCAATTTTCCCAACACCTTCCGAGGTCGGTAATATTACTACTCCGATAATAAACTCAAACAACGAAAACACGAACGTTATAAGCCTCGGGTCAAACGCTTTAGTATTTGGTCAGGGCAACGTTATTCAACAAGGTTTTCAGGGCGTAGTGATTGGGAATAATAAATCGGTAAGTTCGGGAGATAGTGGAATTTGGACGGATAACTTAAATGGAAAGTCGTTGAGTAACTGGCAACCTAATTCTTTAGTTTACAACCCTACTTTAATAGACCAAGATTACACGTTAACCGCAGACGATACGCTTATAATTTCGGACGGTGCGGCTTTAGTTAATGCAACGCTTCCAGCGGTGGGGAACTTTGGCA